GAATTTAAATTAATATGCGAAACTCCTGGAGCTAAAGGTAACTATTGTATAGGTCGTATAACACCTATTAATACAATACCTGGGTTACAGAATGCCGAAATTAAAGAAGTATTAGTACCGGGGCAAGACGAGGAAGATACAGAAGCTTTCCGGGAACGCTATATCCGTGCATTAAAATCTAAAGCCTACGGTGGTAACGGTGCTGATTATAAAGAAAAGGTATTAACGATTGCCGGTACTGGTGGATCTAAGATATACCGATGCTGGAACGGTGGCGGTACGGTTAAGGTCGTTATTATTAATAACGAATTTAATAAACCGTCCCAAGAATTGGTTAAAGAAGTACAGAATGTCTTCGATCCGACTCCGAATAAAGGTAAAGGCTACGGTTTAGCTCCGATCGGGCATACGGTAACAGTCGAAGCGGCACAAGAAGTCGTTATTAACTACGAGATCCCGGTCGTTATGACTGCCGGTCATGAACCGAACGAAATTAAAGAAGAGCTTACTAAGAAAATCGAAGAACGTTTGAAAGCACGTCGTAAAGAATGGACGACGCAAGACGAAACTCAATACCTTACAGTACGTACTTCTATCGTAACTTCCCTAGCAGTCGATTTAGATAAAGTAGTCGATGTAGGCGATATTAAAATTAACGGTCAAAAAGTTAAGCGCCTCGACTTACAGCCTAATCAAATACCTAAACTCGGTACTGTTACGTTAATAAAAGGTTAATCATTATGACAGTATTCGATAATTATAAACGCATCATCGACTTATCCGAATTTGCCGTTCCGGTATCGGGTAACGTCGCTGAGATGCAAGAAATATACAGAGTCGAAAGTATCGAGATGCAAGCCTTATGGAACACGATGGTCGAGATCTTTAGGGAACAGTTTATTATGACCGCTGAAAGTTTCGGCTTATCACAATGGGAAGAGATTCTCGATATTATCCCCGAGGTGGACGATACGATCGACGATCGACGCTTTAATATCTTATTAGCTCTTGCTGGCCAAAGACCTTATACCGAAATTAAACTACGAGAACTTCTCGACGGTATTTGCGGTAAAGGAAACTATCAGATAATTGAGGATTATAAGAACTATAACGTTCATTTTAAAGTAGCCCTCGGCGTTAAACGTCAACGTAATGCAGTTAATAAGCTATTAAAAGATTTAATTCCGATGAATCTGATATACGATGTTGAACTACTTTATAACCGTCATATCGATTTAGCACGGTATACACATAAAGAACTCGCACAATTTACTCATTTTGCATTAAACCAGGAGGTTTTACCTAAATAATGGCTACCTATACAAATAAAATAAATTTACTTAAACCGGCCGAAACAGAAAAATACGACGTAAACCTCAGAAACGATAACTGGGATAAAATCGATAAAGCTATCGGCGATGCTGACGATGCTCTTAAGAAACACAGAGAGCTTAGTCCTATCGATCATCCAGACGGCTCCGTTACGACTCCTAAGTTACGCGATAAATGCGTTACGCCGGCTAAACTTAGCGAAGAACTTAATCTCAAGTTAAAAAACGACTTCGTTAAACGTAGTGGCGATACGATGCAAGGCAATTTAACGCTTAATAATTCAAGTATTGGCTTTAATAACGGAAATGGCGTTTATGATACAAAAATTAGAATTGCGTCTAATGGCAATTTTGATATCGGTGTAACGGAAGATTCCGCTAATAAAAATGCTACTGCTCAGCTATTATTGCACAGCCAAAATAAGCCTAAATGGTACAATTCGGCTAATGGTGGCAAAGTATTAGCTACTGAAGAGTATGTAAATACCGAAACTGCTAAATACTTACCGTTAGCTGGCGGTACTATGAAAGGCGATATTACGTTTAAGCGCAATCAATCCTCTATTAAGTTGGATGGTGGCCCTAATAAAATGCATTCTATCAGCATAGGCGGCACTAACGGCGAAAATCTCGATATTGGATCTGCTCAACAAACATCAGAAGCTAACCTATGCTGCTATAATCGTCCAGGCTGGTATGGTAAGGATAAGACTAATACGTTTAAACCATTCTTATTCGACGACGATATGGTGATTACTTCCGGCACTATTGCTCACGACCAATTACTACCTATTCCAACAGGGTTTAGAGAGGACGAGTGCCATTGGATATTAACCGTGGCTGAGTCCCATCCCGGGGTAGGTGATCGAGATAATATAAACTTCGGTTCTGTAGGCGTCTTTGGTGTAAATGTAATCTGTAAACGTGAAGGCCGTAAAGTTAAAGTAGGTACAAGTTATTTTCAAGGTACCAACAGTACAGACCACTACCGAGGATATACTTTTAGACCAGGTACTGCTAACTACGTATGTATTTGTCGACGTCGTTTCCAATAAGGAGTTTAGATAATGGAACAAGTTAAACGTAAAGACGAGACATTATATCTAGGCTCCGACTGGGCTCGAGGCTATGAAATTAAGGGCGGTTTCGACCTTAAAGATGCGACTGTCGTATGTAAGTTCCGCGATAAGAACGATAACCTTCTTTTCGAAGCCGAATGTACGATACAAGAAAACTGTATCTTCGTATCGGTACCTTCTGCACTGAGCTTAACGATGCCTCGCACTATACGACAAGGTCGCTACGATATTTTTATCGTCGGGGCAACGTTTACCCATAAAATCATTATGGGTTCCGTTATGTTCGTTCCCGACGTTAGTATGCACTAGGAGATTAATATGGGTAAAAATATAGAAATTATCCCGATCGAGATAAAATGTCCGAAGCCTACCGAAGTCTTACTATATGGCATGAAGAAAGGCCCGAAAGGTGATCCCGGTAAGGACGGTATCGACGGTAAAGACGGTCTTCCTGGACCGGCTGGCCCGAAGGGCCCCAAGGGCGATCCTGGCGATCCTGGTGCTCCCGGTGAAAAAGGCGAACGCGGTCCTCGTGGTGAAACCGGGCTAAAAGGTGATCCTGGCGAACAAGGTCCTCAAGGCGATGCGTTTACCTACGACGATTTTACGCCGGAACAGCTCGAACGGCTTAAAGGTCCTAAAGGTGACAAAGGCGAAAAAGGCGAAGCCGGTGAACAAGGTTTCCGTGGTGAACGTGGTGAAGCCGGCCCTAAAGGATCGCAAGGTGAACGTGGTCCTCAAGGTCCTCAAGGGGAACCATTTACATACGATAAATTTACGACCGAACAATTAGCTTTACTTAAAGGTCCTAAAGGTCCGAAGGGCGATACTGGTCCTCAAGGTCCTCGAGGCGATGCTTTTACCTATAACGACTTTACCGAAGAACAGTTAGAACGTCTTACTGGTCCTAAAGGCGAACGTGGTGAAGATGGTCGTAAAGGCGATAAGGGCGATCCTGGTCCAGCTGGTACGAAAGGTGAACGAGGCTTACAAGGTCCTCCCGGTCCAGAAGGTCCGCAAGGGGAACCGTTTACATATAATGATTTTACTAGAGAACAGTTAGAGCTATTAAAGGGCCCTCAAGGTGATAAAGGCCCGGAAGGTCCTTGTGGTAAAGATTTTAAATACGAAGACTTTACTCCAGATCAACTTAACTTATTACGCGGTCCTCGTGGCGAAGCCGGTCCGAAAGGTGATCCCGGTCCGATAGGCGATCCATTTACATATAACGATTTCACTGAAGCACAGCTCGAAGCACTCAAAGGCCCCGCTGGCCCAGAAGGCCAGCAAGGTCCAGTCGGTCGTGCTTTTACTTACGACGATTTTACGCAAGAACAACTTAAAGCACTTAAAGGTCCGGCTGGCGATAAAGGTCCTAAAGGCGATCCTGGTCCGCAAGGCGATCCGTTTACCTACGATGATTTTACTGAAGATCAATTATCCGCTTTGCGCGGCCCTCAAGGCGAGCGTGGCGAAGCTGGCCCTAAAGGTGAAGCTGGTCCTCGTGGTGAAGCTGGACCTCCTGGTCCTAAAGGTGATACTGGAGAACGCGGTCCAGAAGGCCCTATCGGTAGAGCATTTACGTATAACGACTTTACTCAAGAACAATTAGCTTTACTTAAAGGCCCGGCTGGTGAACGTGGCGAAGCTGGTCCTCCTGGTCCAGAAGGTCCTCGTGGTCCTAAAGGTGATATCGGTCCTATAGGCCCGGAAGGTCCTCGTGGTGCAGATGGTGATATTGGTCCTATGGGCCCTCGTGGTGAAGCTGGTCCTCGTGGTGAGAACGGTATTCCGGGACCTAAAGGCGACGATGGTAAACCGTTTACTTACGATATGTTTACGCCGGAACAACTGAATGCATTAAAAGGCCCGGCTGGTGAACGTGGTCCGGAAGGTCCTCCAGGCCCTCAAGGTCCCGCCCCCGATATATCAAAATTCGTTATTAAGACCGACTTCCAGTTAATTATCGACGAATTAAAGAAAATTAATGGAGGTATTTAGCTATGGCCGAACAACATGTCGAATCAGTATTAGCCGAACTTAGGAAATTCGAGACTCATATTACAAAAATAGGCGACGCTATTACAACTAAAGGCGTTACTTCTGAAGGTAAATTAAGTAAATTCGCCGACGAAATTAAGAAAATTAATGGATTTCCTTATAGTGATACTATGTTAGTCGCTATTTCTAATGCGATTAATATGGGGCTTACCGATGAAGAGATTACGAAAGCTATTGGCGATTTTACAGTTAGTAAGGTAGAAATTAATTTTACAGAGACTGTTATATCTAACAACAAATACAAAGATAATAAGAATATTAAGCCGATTCATGTTTATTTCCGTGCAACTACGATAAATAATCTAGCTTTTAATGGTAGTA